TCCAGCGTTTCATCGCGCTCGTAATTGACCAACGTGACCCGCATGCGCGGGTCGATGTGACTGACCTGATGCAGCTTGGGGTCATCATAACCGATCAGGTTTTCGGGCGTGTCGACCAAGCAATAGGCCACCGTCCAGCTCGGTTTGTCGAACAGCATCATGTAGCCCCGGCACTGCCACTCGTAAGCCTTTTCCTGCCCATCCTCCGGCAGCATGGGGAAGGTGTCGATGCTCCAACTGGTTTTGATGTCGACCCCAAAATTGTCAGCCACGATGTCGGGTTCCCCCGTGATCCAGTCGTTGTGGAGGCGCATGGTGTTTTTGGTGAATGGCATGCCCACCACGTCATTGAGCAGATCAATCGAAGTCTGTTCGCACTCAAGACCTTTGCGGGTGTATTTGTTATCCACCCGGACCGACGCGCCGTAGATCGTTTCCTTGGCCAGCTTCTTGATGGCGGTCTTGGCTCCCACGGACAGCGTTTCTTTTTTGTCCTTGGGTTCCGTCATGATGTCCGACAACATGTGGCAGCGAAGCAGCACGCGGTTCATGCTGCGCACCGTGCCATGAAGGCGGCATATTGATCGGTGCTCAGTTCGCTGATGCGAGCGCACTCGAATTCCTTCAGCAATTCCAGCCCGGCCGGCATCCCGTTCTTGCCCACAAACCCCTGCAAAGCCGCGCGCACGTCATCCAGCGTGGCCGGTGTTGTGTTTTCCACAACATTATCCACAGCAATTACCTCCACCACCGGCTCGCTGGCGGCTTCAACGGCGGGTTCATCCACAACGGCTTCGGCCTTTTCCTTGGCGGGACGGCCGCGCTTCTTCTCGGGAGCAGCCGGGGTGGATTGCCCCACCGCCGGCGCGCTCACGCCGCTGCCCTCAGCGCCAAAAGGGAGTGAAACGGCTGATGCAGCGGTGCCGGTGTTTTGCACCACCTCCGGCTGGGTGGGAGCAGACTCCAGGGTGTTCAAAAAACGCTCAAGCAGTCGCAGGTCGCTAGGGTTGGTGGTGTCGAATGTGATTTGCATAGTTGCTCCGAGTGATGTTGAGGTGCGTACAGAGAATTTAGATTATCACAACATATCAGTCAATGATTTTAGCGATTTCGCGTGTCTTGTGGGCAACCACGCGCATCACATCTTCATCGACGGAACCGGCACAGGTGAAGAAGCGCACCCGGACATTACGCGTTTGGCCGACACGGTGGCAGCGCATGGCGGCCTGCGCGTTGTCGGCGGGCACCCAACTGGCTTCCAAGAATGCCACCTCTTTTGCGGCGGTCAAGGTGATTCCAGTACCCGCCGCCACGATTTGCCCGATAAACACACGACAATGTTTCTGGGTTTGAAACTTGTCGATCATCTGTTGTCGTTTGGCTCCGGGCGTGCCGCCGTAAATCTGCACCGGCTTGAATTTCTTCAGCCGTTCGCGCGCCATTTCGATGACATCCTTATGCACGGCGAATATCACGATCTTGTCGTACTGATTGCTTTCAAGTTCTTCGGCGATGATGTCTAGCACGGAGGGCGCTTTTGCCATTCCGATGTAGCGCCGCAAGGTGGCGGTGGTGGTGGCCATGCTGGACAGCAGCGAGATTGCATCGGAGTCGCGCATGTGAGAGCTTTCCCGCAGCGCGGCCAGCCCGATCTTTAGCGACTTGTCCAAGTTTTCCAGGCCATGCAAAAACTTGGTGATGCCGATGGGAAACCAGTTCTCGAAAAAGTATGGATCGAGCGGCACTTTGCTGCGTTCCACCGTGATGTTTTGGAATGTGATGTCAGGTAGGTCGTTTAACACGTCGTCTTTTTTCCTTCGTAACATGAATTGCGCGAGCAGAGTTTTGAGCTTGTCGGTGTTTTTATGGCCGGTGATCTTGTAGCCAAAGTCGCTGTCGAAGCCCGCGCAAAAGTCATAAACGAAATCCCAGAAGGGCCGCTTCTCAATCCCCGCGCTTTTCAGGTGGGTGAAGAGTTCGCTGGCATTGTTGGGGGCTGGGGTGCCAGACAATCGCCAGCATCGCTTGGCGCTGTGCATGACGCCGGGGTATTTGGCGTGGCCATAGACGGCTTTGGTTCGCTTGGCGCTGCGCTCTTTGAGGTAATGCGCCTCATCCAAAACCAACACGTCCCACGATTGAGTCTTGCAAGCCGCCTTAAGTTTTTCATTGGTCAGCAAGTCATATGACACAACATTGACCCCAGGGCTGGGTCGGTCTTGGCCGTTCATCAGCACTTTGCTGGGCCGGTCCATCGGCGAGAATCGAGAAAACTCACGATCCCAATTCACTCGTACCGCCGCTGGACACACCACCAAAATGTTGAACGCGCCTACCAGATCGCACGCAATCACCACCTGCGCGCTTTTACCCAGCCCCATTTCATCAGCTAGCAGGGCGTGCTCCATGGTTGCCAACCACTTCGCGCCCCGTTGCTGATATTCAAACGGCGTCTCCAGCGTCATGGGCCGATATACGGCTCATGGTTTTGCGTGGGTTTGGAACAGCACGCCAGTACCACTGCGGCCAACAAAAACCCGGCCGGTAACCCCGACCATTGCACACCCACCATCAACGGCAGCGACAGCGTGCCGATTGCGGACACTGCGCACGCTCCTGCGCCGTAGCGGGTCAGCTTGCCAAAATCAAACGGCTGCCTGGGAGGGTCGGCGCTGAGTGTGGGCAATTCGTTGTCAGCAAAGCTGGCGGGCGCGATCGTCACCGGCACGCATTCGGCTCTCTTCAGCCAGCCTTCCAAGCGTTGCGCATGATAGACCGAAGTCAGGGTGGAATCGGTGGACGCAACCGACGGAAATGGCGAAGGCTCATCCACGCTGCGGCTGGCGTGTGGGGCGCTTTGCTTGGGGATGTCGATGGGCGCGCTGATTGATACTCCGGTTTGGATTTTCACTCTTCGACCTCCGCGTCAAATGCCAGTGCTTGCGCAATCAAGATCGCCAACCCGCCGAGCACCAGCCCCAGCGACATGCCCACGATGAACACCACTAGACTTGTCATATCAACCCCGCCATTCGTTGTTGGACAGATGATTCCACCTCAGCCACCGCAGAAGCGCCTTGCTCTTTTTCGAGAATGCGCTTGAAGTGGTTCCACTTGCTCGCCTCCCACTGCAAGTGCGCCATCATCGGTTGTTGGCCAAGAATGACCGCGTGCTGATGATCGACAATCCCTTTCAGGCGTTCGACCTCCTTTTCCAGTTGATCGCACTTCTGACGGAGTTGGTTATAGGGGACGTTTTGCGCTTTGGGCGGTGCAGGCGCGATGATCTGCGGGGCGGAAGGTACGCGCATCATCGTGCCACCCCATTCAGTCGATCCGCCACCAACTTGGCGTAGCCTGCGATGTCGTGCCAGGTGTCGTGATAGTCAGGGTCGCCATTCAACAGCCGCGCGATCTTATGCTGGATCATTTCCAACGCTTCTTTTTGGTCGTCGTCCATGCGTTGCCAGCCATCGGTGTCGCGCATGAAGTTTTTGAGGTACTGCGAAATGCAGGCTTGATCCTCGAATCGGCCGTAGCGTTGCGCCCGTTGGTTTAAAGTCTGCTCAATGTCCATCATCTCCCTTTCTGAAGTTTTTCAATTTGAACTGCCGCCCGCATCATCAGCCGGATCAACCCGTAGCGCGTTTTGATGCCAGACGGGTCGCGCAGCAACGCCACCAGCGGACCGCTTTTGGCGATCTGGGCGTCTTTTGAGCGTTGTGACAGTTCGGTTTGCCGCTGTTGCTCCATACGAATAACTCGTTCTTCGTGTCGTTTGATCTTGGCTGTTTCTCTTTTTCGTTTGAGCTTCACCGCCTTTTCTTCGGCGGATAACGTCGGTCTGCGTTTGGCTAGTGGTGTAACTGGTTTAGTGAGTAGAGCTTGCAGCAGACTCATGCGAACGCCATCCCCTTTTTAAATATCCGTAGTCTCGTGGTTCGGTAACTGCACGTTGCCGGTGGCACACTCCGCATTCCTCAAGGTGCCAGGTTGCTACGCCGGGGCGGCGCGCTCCGTAGATTTCCCCACAAGGCGCGCACACCCAGGCTGGCTGCTCGTAAGCAGGCTTCATTCTCGACCCTCATTCGGGTCGGAAAAATCCAACTCCAACTGCACGGGCGACGACAGTGCGCTGAATTCTTGCAACAGCGCATCAATCTTGTTTTCCATCATCTTGCGACCAGCTTCCGAAAAAGCGTTGTCCAGCCATTCTTCATGCGTCATATGTCCCCCTTAAACGTGAGCAATAACCGCCAAAAGATACCCAACCACAAAAGCTGTGACGGGCTGCGCCAGCATTTTCGCCATCTGATACGTCACCACCGGGTCTGCTTCCATCATTGCACCCCCGACGTTTGAGCGCGCGCCGGGTTTTGAGCGTCCGCCCGGTTGTCTGCGCGAATGTCAGTTTTGATCGATGGGTAGTAAGTAAAGGAGTTGCCCCGTTCGGTAGCGTAGATATTCCGGCTGCGTAGATAATCTTTCGCTTGCGCCAACTTCACGTCGAATTGATCCGTCATACCATCCCCCGTTCAGGTTATTGTTGAGACAGTTTTTGCAATCCGTACAACGCGATCAGCGCGGCTTCCGCCACCCCGTCATCCTTTACTCTAGCGAACCTGTTCGCGTGCTTGGGAAACAGCCGCGCAGCAATCTCGCGCGCTTCAGATTTGACGCTGCTTTTGGTCGCCTCTTCCCCGCGTTTGATCCCGTACATCGATTTCCAAGACACAGGCGCGACGAAATCAAACGGGATATTCAGCGCGTGCAGCACGCCATGCACCATCCCGCAGTTGATGCCGAACTGAAACTGCCCGGCTTGTCGCGGCCGACTCGACACCACTTCCACGAACCCATACACCAGATCATCCACACTCTGCCGTTTGTCCGTGGTGATGCTCGGGATGTCGTAGCAGTTGATCTCAAACAGATCGGCCATTGCCGCGCCATCCAACTGGTTGGACGCTTTGCCGTTCTTGCGCACGGAATGGGTGGGGAAATGGCCGCAGTTAATAAGGCCGCCGTGTTGATCCACCACCGCCCAACCCCCATTCAGGCCGGGGTCAATGCCGATAACCCGCACCGGCTTCACGCTTGCCCCACACAGGTCAGGTCGTTTAAGTTTTTGAAGGACGCCACTGCATCCAATGCTTCCTTGCGCCGCTCCGCCGAATAAGTGTCGTGCTTGTCGTTACAGAAGATCATGGTGATGGGCACCAGCACATCTTCGATGAGTTCAAACACCTGTGATGTAGTTGGCACCAACACCCGGCCTTTATGGACAACAATACCTAAGACCCGTTCGTTACTTGGCAAAGCGTGCAGAAAATTCATAGTGGCTCCCTTAAGCTAAAAGTTTTTAGGTTAGTGAAACGGGTGATGCCAACTGCTTGACTGCTTGCTACTTATTATGTGGTTACTGCTGTTCCCCTCTCGCACTTATGACGGTTGCATACGCCCCGCCGTTTAATCAGGTTTCATGCCTGCGCCCCCGCCTCAGCGGGCGGTTCGTCGGGTTTTTGCGTCGCTGCTCCCAGCGTGACGTTCTGCCCCAACAACTCCGCCAGGCTTTT